AAGAGCGGGGAAATCTTTTTAGAGGATCTTCAAAATCAAATTAAAAACGGGCCAAAAAAGGAGCAGTAAATTGGAAACTTGGGCAGAAATCCGCAACCGTCACCAACAAGAAAAGATTGCTTTGGTCAAATCACTATCTGATCATTACACTTATGCACAGGCTGCAAGAATTTTGGAATGGGATGCGAGAAGCCTTGTGAGGTTTTGCCACTATTGGAAGATCAATTTTAAACGCAGCAAAAAGGAAGGATATGTTGATGCACAACCTTACATCAGCCGATCAAGGACTTTTGCGGTTTCTAAATCGTCAAGTAGATCGTCTACAAGATGAAAGCTTCCGACTTGATCCGCACCCCAATGTAAAACAAGACCTTGACCGCGCTCGTCGTGAGTTAAAGGCGTTCATATTATCATTACAAAAAGAAGGAAAGAATATTCATGGATGAAGCTGAACTAGGAAAACTAATGGTTGCTATGGCAGAGGAAGATATGAAGGCCAACAAAAAAAGGGGCGCTTGGAGCGAAAACCCTAAGTGGCACGAGGTGGAAAAATACCAGAACAACCGAACTCGTGGTGGACGCCCATCAACCAGAAGCAAAATCCTAGCAATGTTGAAAAAAGGTTACTCAGTTGAAGAAGTTATCAAAGAATTAAATTGCAGAAGGAATTTAGCCTTTGAATGTGCTAGAGTTCTGAAAATGGAACAGAATGCCGCGTCCTCCCACGCAGCATAGATGAAGGGTGATACCTTCTCCCCCGTCACTGCATCTCTCCTCCGTGGTGGCGGGGTTTTTCGTGGGGCCAGCAAGTCCATCACAACCCTGTCACAGTTTCCTATGAGCCAGCCCCGACTTATGTTTATGCCCAATCCTTCACAGCGAAGCAAGGGCAAGCTTTTCTTGCATAGGAATTATGCCCAGATATTTCTTTGATGCTGGGAAACTTAGCACTGTAATCTGCGATTAATTCACGCAAAGCTTCTTCTTGCTCTGGCGTAAAGTTATCCAGAAAAGCATCGTCAGCACAGCCGCCACGGCCACCTACTAGGCTTACCCCTATGGATGACTTGTTTCGGCCCCTACAGTGCGCTCCTGAGCGCTCTACGGGCCTACCATAGCCAATAGATCCGTCACGATGAATGATTGCGTGATAGCCAATATCAGACCAGTTGCGTTCTTCTACATGCCAGCGCTTTATTTCTTTCACCACATCATCAACAGATCGATCAGCATACCAGCTTGGGTTTGTTGCCGTGCAGTGAATTATAATCTCGTTAATCTCTCTCATTTGGTTAAGCCTTTCTGCTTTTCATATGTCCTCAGACCGCCAATTCCTAACATGCCGCCCAGAACAGTCAAAAGCGTTCCCATGTCAAATTCTGGCAATGGCGGGATTTGTGTACCTGTTAGCGCAACGACAAAAAGGGCAACAGGCTGACCAATAAAATGCCAACCAAAAGCAAGCCCACAGATCCAACCAATGAAAGGACGCCAGCCACCCTTAAAAACACTTCCGCTTGCAGCTTCTGCTGCGTTGACTTGTATCTGAGCGAGGGCCAAGTCTTGCGCGTGACGCTGTGACATAGTGGCAATCTCGTGCGCGAGCTTTGCTTTCTCGTCAGCATCAGGAATGAACTTGTCTAAGAGGCCAGTGACCGGCGCTATCAGCTTGTCAATCATTTCTCAGAACCCAGCCACACGGCAAACGCGCCCGTCATGGCCCCAGAGCAAACGCTAATCATTGCGGATTGCTGTGTTGACAAATCTTCAAGGCTCATACCCCATTCTATAACGCGAATATACATGACAGTCATAACCAACATCATAATGCGCGGCATTATTTTCCAAGCCAATATTTTTTCCATAGCTATAGTCATATCAAACCTCTATGTTTATTTTCGTTCCTTGCGGTCTATCCGCTGTAGTCTTGCGGCCAAACCTATCATAAGTTTCGTTTAGATCAAATCTTTGCTTTGCGAGCGCCTCTAAGTGGCTGTGGTTGGCCCTATGCTCTTTTTCCACCCTCTGCTCCGCTAAGTGCGTTTCTATGCGCTCACGCGCTCTGGTTTGCTGGTGAATGTTTGACGCTACATCAAACGGCATTTGCCCTGCACCCTGCACACCGTCAGCCATTTACCACCACCCAGCGCCCAAACCAGTCAACCATGTGCCGCCCCCTATGATAGCTGCCAGCATCACAAATAGTAATATCAACAGCAAAGTTTCAAAAAATGCGGCTTTGCGCTCTTGCTGCTTATACAGCGTTTCCTCGCGCTCTTTCTTAATCTTGCGCCGTAGCTCCACCATCTCACGCCATGTGCCATAGCCAAAGCGGTTATTCAGCATTTGCTGCAAGTCTTTCTCTTGCTCTGCCAGCTTCTTCTGGTGAATGATAATTTGAAGCGCCTCTTGCTCCACAGATCCAGATGAAAAAAGCTTAGTAAAGATAGGCGGGTTTTTACGCTGCTGTTCTGCGCGGCCAAGATCCGCTGCTGCGCCGTACCACTTACCTAACTGACCAGCAACATCCTCTAGCTCACGACCAGCGTAAACTAGCTTTTTTACCATGTTATAGGCTTGTGTGGCCCCAGCTATCGCTGTGATAGGATCTATCATGCATCTTGCCCTACGATAATGTATCCCAAGCATTTCGCATCAGGATGTATTCTGTATATTTTTGGATAATGATAATAAAATGACGGGCGCGGGCAGCGATACCGGCAAGCCTTATACATGATCCCCTGCGGAAACATTCCAAAGGCAATAGATGTTAGGGCGCAAATCATGGCCCAACCATATCACATTTTACTTGACAGCTAAATTCTGAATATCGCGCCGCATTTCTTTTTGATCGTCGCGCATTTCTTTAAGAAGTTCATGCATCATATCTGTTTTTTGCTCAAGAAGTTTAATCTGAGATTTATTTGTTAAAAGATTGTTGATAATCCACCAACCAGCAGCAGAAAATGCGCCCGCTATAGCTATTAAGAAGCCTGTATAATCTTCAATAAACTTCATTATTCGCGCCCTAATAGCCATGAACCATTAACTTACTGTATTCACCAGAAAGAAGTTTTCTTTTAACATATTCAGAAAATTCTGGTGATCCAATTTTTAGACCACTTTCATTGATCCATTTTTCAACAACCACAAATGGCAAAGAACCAACGTGACGCATATCTGATTTACGGTTATGACCGTCTATTTGTTTTTCTTTGTTAAAATTTAAAATGGCGCTGACATCCTGAGAACGGTTTATAATCAGCTTATCATCTTCTGTTTTGTAGGAAGTATTAAGACTAAGATTATCAGTCATCTTTTTTCTTCCTTGGCTTTTTAGGCTTTTCTTCTGCCCGCATAGCAAACTCTAATGACATCATTAGCTTTGCTTCTTCCGCTGAAACGTCAACAATGTCGCCCATTTTTGCGCGTACACCATCAACAAACGGGCCTCTGTCAGTGATAATTTTAACTTTCATATCAACCTTCCATAAGAATAGAGGGGCATTTCTGCCCCCCTAATATGCCTTATTTAGCTTACATCAGCAACAACGCCGTGCGCTTTTTCTGAAGTAACCTGTAAACCCCACTCAGCAGAAATCAAACGGCGCTCTGACAAGCCAGTACGGGCCAATGGTTTCTGTTTTGCAGTTTGCAGATACGCAATTTCTGCGTAGCTTGGATCAAGCACAAATACATCACGCGAACGAATGTGACGGGATGGAACAATTTGCAACTCGCCAAAGTCTGAGATGTAAACGTCAATTGCAGCGTTCAGCTTGCTATCTTCTGCCTCTTTGAAACGTGTAGCGTTACCTGTGAAGGTAGAGATAGTTTGCTTCTGAGCAGATCCACAAAGAACAATTGAAGGTGTTGCACCTTCATCCCAACAATCAGCAATTACCCCTTTTAGGAGCGCCTCTGTAATGGCCCTTTGAGTACCGTCAGTTGCAGCAGCATTTGGATAACCAGATGATCCTGATCCTGATGTAGTACCGTCTGCACCGCCAGTTCCGCGTGAAGCGTTAGTGGTCAAGAATGCTGGCAAACCAGCAGTAACGCGAGCCGTACCAGACGCCCCTGCATTTCCCGCTACATTTGACAGACACATTTTTTCCATGTCACGTTTCATTTCAGACAACTTATAGGCAACTTGCTTGGCTACTGTTTGAGCGTTTGCAACACCATTGACTGCTTGGTTTGTATCAGAAACTTCTACAACCTTAGCGCTAATATTGGTGTAATTGCCTTTTCGTACTGCGTTTGTTGGCGCAGAATTAGACAGCCCAACGTCACCCTCTATTTGGGTGTTTGTCGCTGCTGCGGCCAAGTCTACTTCAGACCATTCAAAAAATGTATTATCAACGCTGCGCGTTCCAATAGCACTCATAAAAACGGTTTCTGTAGGCGTTATTGAGGCTAAAGCCTCTGAGAGATCCTCGCGGATCGTTGTGACATCATATGTCTCGTTTGTGTTTGCAGTAACAGCCATTGCTGTGTCCTTTCATTGCAAAAGTTAATAGAGTAGAAAATTAGCAACATCATCAATGCCGCCTTTTTTCTGCATCTGCGCTCTTGCTTGTTTAGATTTTGTAGCTTTTCCTGCCGTTGCTGCCCGCTTTGCTGCCGGTTTTACTACAGGCCGCGCACCTTCTGCTTTTTTATTAGCAGTAGTCTTGGTTTGCTGTAGCTCACGCCATTTCAAAGCATCGTTCAAAATCATAACTTCTTCAGCAGTTTTCACAGTAGAAATCTGTTCATTTGTCAGATCATAATGCTTCTTTGCTTTAGTAGTCATTTCTTTGATAAATACACTGCGCTTTTCGGGATCAGCAAACTCAGGCATCCATTCCTGCAAACGCATAGCTTGCTGTTCAAGAAACTGATTGTGTTGCTGTTCTTCTTGAGCGCGTTGTTGTTGCGCAACGTATTGAGCCTTACGGTCAAAATCATTGCGTTTATCAACGGCACGGCGATATTCTGCCTCTGCTTCTAAATAGCCTAGAGGGTCACTAGCGCGTAGTTCCTCTGATGGATATTGTGGCACAGGCGGTATTTCACCGCTTTGGATTTGCTGCATCATCTGTGCAAGCATTTGACGCTCTTGGGTCACTTTCTGAGTTATTTCCTCAACTTGCTTTTTGGCTTGCGCCGCTTCAGCCATGCCCTTTTGGATATACTTTTGCCCTGAGTACCCGCGTTTGAGTTCATCTAGGCTTACCTCTTTTTCTTCGCCATCTACTCTGACACGATAAAGAGGTTCCTCTTGAACTTCGCTTTCTTCAGCTTCCTCGTATTCCTCATCCACGCTTTCTTCACTGGCTTGGATTTCAGTGTCATCCACAACTTCAGCTTCAGCTTCCACCATTTCGGGCTGATCGTCATCAGTTACCTCTACAGCATCTTCTATCGCCTCTTGCGGATTTGGAGCTTCCATAATCAAATTATCGGCAACAGCCCCTAAGTCATTACCGTTGATTGGGTTAGTCGTGTCCACGGTGCTTTCCCTTCTTATTAAGGAGCTTTACTGCATCCACATCGGCTTGCAGCAAATGCTCAATTGCATTTAAGGCCCGCAGAATTGCGTGTGCCTCCTCGCGGTCAGATACGTCATCCTTCCCGCTACTTGCAAAAACACTTTTTTGATGTTCTCGCAAATCCTCTATGGTTTCTCTGAACCAATCATTTTGCAGCAGAGATTGTGAGCGCTTGGCTCTTGTTTCAATATCCACCAGACATTCCCATCATTTGAGCGTTATGCTCACGAATAGCGTTTTGCTCTTGCTTCACGCCTTCAACGTCAACAGCAGTGCCGTATTTCCCAAGGATCTCAGCAACCTTAACGGCAAGATCCTGCACCATCTCATCACGCTGCAAATCATCATCCATGCCAAGCTTATGCATTTTATATTGTTGATCCATTTGCGCTTTTACCATGTCAACTTGCGCTCTTGTCTGTGCCTTCATTTGCTCTGATTGCAAAAACGCCGCATTTGGATCTGGCTGGGGCTGCTGTGCAGCTTGTTGCGCAGCTTGTTGCTGTTGCATCATCATTTGCTGTTCTATTTCTGGCGTCATCGGCATGAAATATCTGTCTGGGTTTCTAATGCCGCCTAAAGCCAGCATATCAGCCATCGTATTGCGTAGCTGTGTAAGCGTCACAACGCCGTTTTGAGGCCCGTATGTCTGATATAGCTGTTGCTGTATAGCAAATGCCTGTTGCAACGCCGCAGCGCGTTCATTTTCGCGCCCTGTGCCAATACCAACATTAACAATTAAGTCCATCTCCACATCCCACGCTCTAGGATCTACGGGAACAAAAGTACCATTGAGGCGCATTAGTTGCTCATCATCAGTATGTTTAACCATTAATTCTAACATCCGACGAAACAACTGACGCATACCGCCTTCAGCGAAATTACGGGCTATTACTTCAGCTTGGCCCGTCTGGCCCTCTTGAGATGCAGCGATTGCTGTTGCTGTGGAAGATTTTAAAACGTCTGGATCAAGACCCTGCGCCATTTTGCTAACGCCGGTTTTGTTGTCTACCAATTGGTCAAAATACTGCATCGCCGGTAAAGTTTGACCAGCAGTAAATGGCACTGTCATTTCTGTTACCGCTGCCGGTGATTTGACCCTGATTATTCGGCCAATCTCATTGTTTAAAAGATCGTCAACCGCTACCTGTCCATCTACAATTTGCAATGCTGGATTGTTTGTCAGCGCCACGTTGTCTAAAACACCCCGTAGCATCGCTGTAGCGGCGTCCTGATCGTCCATAACCAAATCTACAAGGGATGTACCAAAGAAAGCGTGTGGCTCTGGATCGCACTCAAAAATAGCGTATGGAATGTGATCTGCTTCATAAAAATTTAGAAGCTTGTAAGAAGATCCAGCACACAGAAATTGATACAAGACCGGCACACCTGATCCTTCTATATCAAGCTCCATATATGCTGTTGTTACAGTAATTTTTTTAGACGCTGTAGAGGTGTTTTCATCATCGTCATCTGTAGCATATCCACGGCGCTCAAATTCTGCCTCATCGTCCATTGTGCTGTATTCAGAGCCATCAAGACCAGCCAAGTCATCTAAAATAAATCCCATAGCCAAAAGATCAGAAACCCGCATTTCTGTGCTGTGTCCAATACAGTAGCAATCATCAACAGAACGGGCGTTTCTATCTACAAAGAAATCTTCTGGCGGCACACTTTCTATGCATAGATCGCCATGAGGCATTGACCGCGCAATTTTAACGTCATGCTCTGGGGTTTCTATTTCCATCCCCATCTCATCTACCGTGATGGTCATGCGAGCTTCATGCTCTAAAACCTCTACATCATCCTCTTTGACGATAACAGTAAACGCCTCATCAGTAAGATTGGTAAATGTGTGGATCTCTGTTTCCATGTTTTCTTTATGGTAAACGTAAGCAATCCCCGCTTTTTTCACCATAGCATCTTGGAAAACATCGTTCAGCACACGATAGCCATCATGCTGCTGAAACTTGTAACTTATATATTGCGTAGCCTGTTCTGCTGATTGGACATCTTCTGGCCCACGCGGCACAAATTCAACAGGCTTTTCGCTTGTTAAAAAAATACGCTGAATAGAAGGTTTCATGCCACGCACAACTTCACGGCACTTAGTTGCTACAACTCTTGACCGGCCTTCTTCATAGCCAATGTCAACTTCCCCATCAAAGTACCGTTGAGCTTTAATCCTTTGAGGCGCTATTTCACCGTCTATGAAATCCACCGCATCTTGAATTGCTTTGGAAACAATGCTTTCAATCTGTACTTCGTCTAATGGTTCTAAGCGCATTTTGTTTCCTTTATTGTGTCGCAGCTTGCCCAGATAGATAAGCAGTCAACGCTGCCCGCATTCTTTGTTGCGCTGCCGGTGACATATTTCTGCTTTGGATAATACTTTGATAAAGATTATCTATATTTCTTTTTTGCAACTGAGAACCCACTACTCTGCCTGTTGCTCCAACGCCCGCAACCGTTCCTGCAACGCCAAGAGCAGTTAAAGGATCTCTCGTCAACATTCCAGCAACGCCAGCCGGTGCTATTGAGGCTATAGCTGAAACTGACCCCGTAGGCGCAAATTTACCGATAAATCTTGCTATATTTTCTGCTGAACCGCCCTCAACAATTTGTGCAATTTGGTCTTTTTCAGTTTGCGTCCATCCAGCTTCTTTGCCTTGAATAATACGTCTATAAAGCGGTCTAAATTCCGTTCGCACCGCATTTTCCAAATCTAAATTGTTAGAAGTCGCTCTGGATTTTGCTAAAGATAACAATTCCTCAATTTGATCTGCCTTCATTGCTCTTGAATATAAAGCGTTAGCAACTTGTATTTCTGGCGCAAGTTCAGAAGTATTTGCATCAAATGTTCTCAGTACATTTCTCAAAGCATTTTTTTCTTCACCTTTGGCGTCATTCATTCTACCAGATATTGCCCTTCTTGTGGTTTGAATGCTTGCAGCGGTCATACCCTTTTCAGCAAACCCTTCAAGAATTGAAACAACCATACGCAATTTTGTATAATCAGGGGCAACTCTAACTTTATTACTTCCCCGAACAGGAGTTAAATATCCTTGTTGATCTAATAAACGAAAAACATCGCTGTAAATTTTATCTGTTACCGCCGGTTGTGCAGACAATCCTTCAGCTTTTTGTAATTCATACAACTTTCCAGCTTGTTTTTTTAAATCAACAGCAGACAATGGGCCTTTAGGTGCTTTTGTTAAAATTTTATCTGCTGTTTGCGCAATTTTCCCGCCGCCGACAGCACCTAAAATTTCTGCAATCGTCTCAGCCGTTGGGTTGTCTGGGAACAATTCTTCTATACCAGCGCCAGCCGCGCCACCACTAAAACTTGTTGCAGCTTCAGTAGCCGCAAATGCTGTCGGAGCTTTAGCCGCTTCTGTCCGAACAGACGCCAAAGCGTTTTTTGCACCTTGATAAATAGAAGGCGCTGCTTGTAATGCCGCTTTTGGCCCAGCCAAAGCTATTGTCGCAGCAGCCGGTATAGTCTCTCCGATTGCTTCAGTGCCGCCTCTCACAATGCGTTGACTTCTTGTTTGTGGCTTCACATCTGAAATTGCTTGATCTGCGCTTAATGCTTGAAATAAATCTCGCAAACTTTCAGACCCGCCAACAGGCTTTTCGCCAATTGGAACCCCAATTTTTTGCAACCCAGATGTCGCGATGTCTACTGGCGCACCAAATCCGCTCGCCAAACCCTCATATATCCCAGATAGAGATTGCTCAACTATGTCAGTTTTTTCACCAGATTGAGTAGAAGTCTTTTGTCGTCTGTTTAATTCACGATCAAACATCAAGGCATTTGCAAAATCTTTTGCAGCCAGCGCTTTATTCATTGCGCCTTCAATTTCTTCATATGAAAATTTACTTAAATCCATTTTAATTCCCTTATGGCAAGTAATCAGATGGATTTGCCTGTGAAGCAAATGGATCTGGACGGTTCAACAATTGTTGAAACGCCTCATCTTTATCAATTTCACCAGAACGATATTTCTGTACGATCTGCGCACCTAAAGCATCATATTGAGCAATGCCACGCAAGGTTTGTAAAATAATTTCATTTCCTCGCGGTTGATTGATTAAACGCGGCAACGATTGTTTAAACAAAGCCAAATCCGCATCTGACATAGGCCCAGAACCCGCTGGCCTCTGCTGTGGAACTAAGGAATTGATTAAGGCAGCAGCAGCTTGCAAATCATCTAAGCCTTCAGTTTCTATTCCAAAATTGCCCGCTGCAAACTTGAGTGCAGCCATACTGCCGGTTTCTGTTTCACCTAAAAGTTGCTCCAACCTGTTAATATTTGCCATGTTTCTTTGCGCATTTGCACCAACGCCAAATGCCTCAGACAAAGTTTTTGCATCTAACTTTGCAAACTCGTCAACGCCTTTATCAGAAATAATTGTTGTTTGACTGCTATCAGCAAATTTCAAAGCTTCTTCTTGCGTCATTCCTAATTGATTGATCGCATATTCATAAGCTTGCACTTTGCTTGGTTTTTTAACCTTACCAGCCGCCAACATTGCCCTAGCATTTGCAGCAGCCTCAGTCTGGCGCAACCTCTCATTAGCTTGCACTTCAGCAAGATAGCCTGAGAAGCCTTGAGAAGCGTCCAGAGCGCGTGATTGCACTGCCTCTAAATACCTTTGGGCCACCTTGTCACCCGCCTCTGCACGTTTCTGTAGCTCCGCTATGGTGCGGTTGCGAGCTTGACCCTGCATTCTAGCTTGACCAGACTGCATCATTTGCTGCCGGTAATTAGCAGATTGCGGGTTCATGGGATTTAAAACAGATGCGGCCATGCCCAAACGGTTTGCAAAGTTTAGGCCGGTTTCCTCATCTGGACGCCTTACACGATCAAGTAAACCTAATAGGCCGCTTCTAGGTGCTTGGTTTGGGTTCATACTCATCTAAAAATCCTCTAAGCGAATTGACCAGCCGCCATAAGATAGTCAAGAAATCCTGCGTTATAACCTTGCTGCTGACCCTGCAAATTAGGCACACCAGAAATTCCACCTAAGAAGGTTGCTAAACCTTGCTGTGGTGCGCCAGTATATCCTGCATACTGCTGCTTTCCTGCGTTGATAAGATCCTGCATCATTTGTTGTTGCATAGCGCCCTGCATCATTTGTTGGTTTTGTATGCTTTGACCGTACCCAAATGATTGCTGGCCTAAATTAGCCATTTGCTGCGCTGCGCCTAGATTTTGTTGATTAGCTTGCAAACCGGCTTGCTGGTTTAACTGTTGAGCAGTCATGCCTTGTTGTGCGCCAAACTGGTTCGCTACATTTGCAGCACTCGCGCCAAATTGATTAGCGGTATTAGCAGCACCAGCACCAAATTGCGCAGCCTGATTAGCCGCCATTTGATTAGCTGCGTTTACTGCTTGCTGTTGCCCAACGTCAAATTGAGCCGCTCCGATAGCAGTATTGAAACCCTGTGATCTAAGCCGTGATGCTGTATCTAACGCTTGCTGAGTGTAGTTTTTATTTGTTTCAGCTTCTACAAGGCCGTGACGCGAGCCGCCAAAAGCATTAGCAGATGTTGCTTGCGCCCCTGCCGTATTCATCGCTTGCTGCCGTGCGCCCTCTATATCTCGCAAAGAAGCTTGCACAACTTGGTTTTCAAAAGGATTTTGATAATTAGCCATTCCAGATGCAGCCGTTGCTGGCCCACCCTGCATAGCAGCATTATATCCCGTAGACTGATAACCAGTTGCCCCATAACCAGTTGGACGCACCTGTTGCGGTCTGTAGCCCATTTGGGCCTGTGTTCCAGCTAATGCCGTTTGCTGTGCGTTAGAGGCTTGAGTATAAGGATTTTGCGAAATCGCTGGCATCCGTGACATTGCTGGGTTTGCTGAACCGCCCATATTATTTACCTCTCCTGCCGCCGCCCTGCATTTCAAGTGCAACGGGTTGATTTGATGGTGCGCGACTTCCCATTTCTCCCGTAACAGGATCTATTGAAAAGCTGTTTAAATAATCATATTGCGCTGGCCTATTTTCCTGCAATTGCTGTTGAGCTTGCTCAAATATTGGCGCTGAAGAATAGCCAGAAACCCCGCCAGCATATTGCGTTGGCTCTGGAAGATATGATTGCTGCTGACCATCTGGCCCTGCGCCTGTAGGCATCCCAAAAGCGCTTGCCATTTGATTAGTGCCTTGAAATGATGCTTGCTGCATCGGGCTAAAAGCCGCAACGTCTGGCCCGTAGTAAGGAACGTAACCCGTTGACGCAACATCGCTGCCCATTCCAATTCCCTGCTGATAAGCAGTTTCTAAAAAGGCTGGCACTGTTGCCTTTGTTGTAGATGATCCACCACCACCAGACATTTTTATATCTCCTTAATAAAGTTTGCATGGAGCATTTTCCAATCTAACGGCGCTAAAGGCTTTTTCCACCCAATGCGACCCGCCATGATTGCTGCCGTGCAATTTTGTTCTTTGGCCCAAGCCTTAACGTCTGTATCCATGTCTAGTATTTGATCCAATTCGCCACCAGCCAAAAAGATGTTTAAAACTCTCTTTCTAGGATATACCACAATTTCAGTAACAATACACCCCTTGGGCGCGGGCCATAGCTGCATACGCCCTTCCATAATGCCTTTTTCAATATCTTCCCATTCGTGAGTGCCGCCACAGTAAGCAAGAGCATCTTCTATCCACGGCCTACAACGATGTAGTTGATTTATTGGGGTTAGATCATTCATGGTTTCTGGTAATTGCTAAAGTTGTTGCTGGAGAAGCTGGAGAAAAAGCGGTAGCTGCTGTTGTGTTTAAATGACCATTAGTATCTGTCACCGCCCATTTAACCTCTAAATAATCATCCGCATTCAAATCAAAAATCGCTGTCCTTGAAACAACTAAAGTAGCATTGTTTTGATGCAACGAATTAACCATCGTTGCACCAGCTACGTTTACACCGTTGATTGCGGGCCAAAAATAAAAAGTAACTGTACTTGATGAAGTTGAAGCTATTTCTGCGCTAAAACTAATGACATACTCACCAGCTTCATCAAAAACAATTCTTTCTGGATTACTGCCATCACGATTAATTCTGCTGAAATTAGATGGTGCATCATATGTGATAGAGTAAGCCGTATTCGCTGATGCAGCGGTAACATCGGTTGACCTAATAAATGTGGCATGACCGCCACGCATAACAATTTGCCTAAATTCATTGTTATAAGAAACAACAGGAAAACCGCTTGCATCATCCCATAAAATAACGCCGTTTTCTGAGGGATTATCGTCAGATGTTTTAAATCCTAATTTTGCTAAATTTCTTTGCAAATAAGATGTTAGCTGTCTGCCCCATTCAGCCAAATCTACACCTATCGGTGGTGGCAATGGACTAGGCATTATCTTTTCCCTGCTGGCAAAGCATCAACTCTCATATTTCCCACACGCCAATCAGCATTAGTAACACCCTCTACTCGCATTCTCATTTGCCGCCCCGAAAATCTTACTCCAGTAGGATTAGCCGGTGCGTAAGGCCCATGCTCTTGCTCAGAACCGTTTGGATAAAATCTCGTTTTAAACTTTACTTGAACTTGGCCCTGCGTAGCCTCATCAGGAATAAGCTGCATCACATTCATAATGTTATCGCCATTGCCTAATGAAATAGGGCCAGTTTCAGCGAAAACTGACTGGCTGTCATATGCGTGTCCAACTTCATGCTCGTATAGTGTTTTATTGTTACCAGCGAGCAACGCAAATTTAAATACGCCTCTACCAACCCCAGAGGAACGCCCAAGATCACCAATAACCCAATGATTTTCTTGGTAATCAAACGCTACATATTTATCTATATCTGTGCTGCCAGCAGAGCAATAAAACCACCAAATTTCATTATATTCTGTATTTGCCCAAGCCCACACCTGACTTTGTTGGGATCTGTTGAAATTATTGAAAACATGATCGTGAACATCACACGGCAATTCTCTAACGCCATTACCATCAAAATGATGAAAACCCCGCTGACCCATCCAAAAAACACCGGCATCAACATCAGCAGCCGCTTTTCGTGAAATTGCACCACACGCGGTTCCAACCCTTTGGTTTGAATAAACATACGGTGGGCCTAAATATCTCATGGCATGAGCGTCTACATCAGTTATGATTAACGTCTGGCCGCGTGTTCTAATGCCTTGCATAATTTGCCCAGAGGTTTGCAGCAAAATATCACCCGCTTCGTTGGTTGTAGCGGGTGTCCATACGGTGTTTGCTTCACGATCACACCACTGCACTTTTCTAGGGTCATCACCAGCACCCAAGGCAAACACAAATCTTTCCTCTGTTACAATTAAACCTAAGTTTTTAGTAGGCGCGTTTGTCAAAACAGAAGCCGTAGAAGGATTTGCGGATTTATCCCAATACCATATTCTGCCATCTGATGAAGAACATGCTAGTAAATCCTCACCCCAATTATCTATTGACCAAGTTGTAGCTTCGTCAAAATTACCATCATCAGGCCGCGCTGTTCCATATTCAGTTTCACCATAATCGCCATATCCATAACCAGTGAGAACAACCCCGCGCTCCAACTCAGGAACACGCCTAGCAGATACATCATTTAATGCGCTTGGAGTAATAGATGTTAAAGTGCCGCCGCCGGTCATCAATTTTAGTTCATTGTAAGATCCACCAGCTATATAAGCAGTGCCATCGTTTGCTTCCCACGAATGCATACCGCGCAATGTATTTGATGCAAAATTCGCTTTTCTAGTCTGCCACCCCTTAACAGGACGCAAACTGTTATCACGCCAGCGAACTAAACTGCCATCACGCCATCTACCAGTTTGCTCTAAATCAGTGCCATTTCGGTAAAATCCTGCGGGTATATCTAAGGGTACTAAAGTCATTTACCGATCCTGATTACAGGGTTGCGTTAGAATTTACATTTCCAGCCACACTTAAATTGCCACTACTATCTAAAGTCATCAAAACCGTTGAACCATTTTTAAATTGCAAAGTTGTTCCAGACTTAACAATTTCCCAATGACCGCCAGTGCCACCAGAAATAAAATGACTATCTGCGGTTACGGTGTCATCTTTTAAAAGAACGTTATCAATAGTTACACCTGATCCAGAAGTCACTTCCGTAACGGTATTTGTAAATAACTGATTGCCATCACCTACAATCAAACTTCCTGTTAATGTGCCGCCACCAGTAGATAGCTTTCCATTAATCTGTGTTTGTATAGAGGACGAAACACCATCTAAATACCCAATTTCTGTAGATGTTACGGCTGAAACAGCAACCTTTCCGCTCCCATTAGATACAAGAGCGCGATTTACTGTTAAATTAGACCCATCAATTGTTGTAGCAGCACCAGTTATAGTAGGCTGTTTTCCATTTAACTGCGTTTGTATATTGCTGCTTACGTTGTTTAAGTAATCTAATTCTGTAGTAGTGATTGTTGAAGATGCCGCGACCTTACCATTACCATCTGAAATAAGCGCTCGCCCAGCAGTTAAATTGCTGCTTGCAATAGTCGTTGCGCCGCCAGTAATCGCAGAAGGAATATTGTTTAATTGCGTAGCTGTAGCCGTAATTGCTGTGCCATTTACAGCCCAACTTCCTTGTTCTAAATCGGGCTGAATGCGCTCTACAGTTTGGCTGTCTCCATCAGTATAAGACGCCCCGTATAAAAGGCTGTCTATTTTATCCCAATTCTCATTTAACTCACCGCCCCAGCTATCGCTATCTGCGCCCACTACTGGCTTATTAAATTTATAATTTGTGGTATTTACAGCCATATTTTACATCCTTTGTTGTGCGCAATGTACCACGCTACGCGGCCTCAGTCCATGTTTCACTGGCAACCACTTGCTCCGTCCAATTTTCTGCTTCTTGGAAAGGTTCCAACCAACCTCTAATCTTAACATCAAAACCAGAATACAAGAACGATCCGCTGACAAGATCCGTATTCATCACTTTGGTTATCGTCACATCAAACACAGCCAGCGAAAACGCGCCGCTATCGGCTGGCATTCTATTGCCGACCCTAAGCAGAACAGTATTGCCGGTTTGCGCAAACGATCCGCTCGCAAGGTCAACATTCATCGCCTTTTTGAATGGGATGACATTGCCAGTTGCCGCGAAAGATCCAGCATCAAGCTGGGTATTCATTGCAATGCTAAATGACGCATCTTGCCCAGAATATGCAAACACGCCAGCCGGTGTAAATTCTGTTATATCTTCAGTTATAGATTGGCCGGTAACAAAGAATAATGCATGTGAGGCGTCAAACCTAATAGCCTTTTGCAGCGTTACAGCTTGCCCTGTAGACGCGAAAGAGCCAGATAGCACATCTACGCTTAGATTAAACGACATGGGCGCTGCATGGCCCGTTAGAGCGAAGCTGCCAGCCTCTACAGCCTCAGATATATCCTCAGTAATATTCTGGCCGGTAGAAGCAAAAGATCCAGATGCCAGAGAGATGTTAAACTGCGCATTAACCGCAGCATCTTGGCCTGTGAGGGTAAAGCTTCCAGCGTCAACTACTTCACTGATTTTTTCAGTAATTTCTTGGCCGGTTAAAGCAAATGAGCCAGAGGCGGCTGTGATGTTAAGCTGCGCATTTACATCTGCATCCTGACCAGCAAGAGCAAACGACCCACTCGCCAAGGTTTCGTTTAATGCTTTTTGCAGCGTTACATCTTGGCCGGTAAGAGCGAATGATACGCTCTCAGCAATCAGACCAAAACCAAGCTCAAAGATGATAGTTTGACCTGAGACAGCGAAAGACCCCGCCGCCAGATCCACATTCATCGTTTTGCTAAACTCAGCCGCCCTGCCGTTTAGAACGTACTGACCATCTGGCACAAACTCAGTAATGAGTTTTGCTGCGCCCTGCCCACTAACCGCAAACGTACCGGCATTAACCTCAAAGATATAATCTTGAGTTCCGCTGCTTGCTATTGGCCCTGCGGCTAGTGGAGTAAAACCTAACATTCACTAAACCCAGTTGCTTGCCAGTGTAATTCTTTCAGTCTTGTTTTTGCCAGCCCTGACTAAATGAGGAATATATGACCGAAACACAATAAGCCTTCTTTCTAGTGGATCACTTCCAATAACGTCTCTGTTGTCTGGAAAGCCAAACATATCTTTGTATGGAGATTTAAACATAGTGCCAGAAGAACCCTCTGGAGATTTTGCATAATATATACAGCTTAGGCGTGCCTCACTATGAATATGCTCCTCAACGAACTCTCCAGTTTTATTGAAATTAACCCACCCATTTGAATAGTTCATAGGCTCTGATCTCTCATGTTCAGCAGCATAAGAGTTTACAGCTTCCTGAACCTTGTTGTTGTAAAACCTAAACCTCTCATCTTGAAAAGGATCAAACCCAGTAAAGGTTGTGGTATTTGTCGCATCCCAACCTTCTGGGTTTTTACCTTTAAAGTCCGATCTCACTTCATCACAAAGAGAGCAAAGGGTTTTATTTTCTTCTTCCGTAAGAAGATTATCTGCGAACAAAAATGCACTGCCCAAAACACTCATCATCTGCATAGACATAATTAACCCCAATAATCACGAATTATATGTTTTGATAGTATATAAAATTCTGTCTAGTATCCGTGCTTGCCGCTGTAATAGAAGCGTTTGGCGCAAGATAGAAAAAACCGCTAGCTGGGCCAACCCATTGAGTTGTTCCACCGCCCTTATGGATCAAAGCACTAAGCCCCCCTGGGATACTACTATTAGTAAACCAACTGTTAGACCCAGTATACACAATTCCAGCCCTATTAGACTTACTTCCTGTGTAGTTATAAATCCCTATTACCCCTGTACTTCCAGCAGTAAAACCAGTGCCCTGTATGTTGCCACCACTAACGTACAAGCTGTTGCCACCAGAAGGGGCATTTGTATACAACGTGTCAATTATAGAAAATCCCCCAATGCCAGCCGCTTCAATTGCGTTCTTTGTGGTGGTGTCAACGCTCGCAATATTCTGCAATTGCCTTGAGTTATTTACGACTGTTGTGCCGTTTATCTGTAAAGCCATCGTCGTGTCCTTTCACTATTAGCTTTTCATGGATTGGATTTCAGCTTTCAGATCGTCAATCTGAGTTTGCTGCGTTTTGATTGCCTCAACCAGATGACCAATCAGGCCGACATAGTTGATAGATTTCATGCCAGTATCTTCATCGGTATTCACAACGTCTGGAATAATCGGCTCAACCTGTTGCGCTATGAAGCCTTGGCCCTGAGTGCCGGTATCGCGCCAATCAAATGTAACGCCCTCAAGCTGACAAATATCAGCGAGCGCATTATCAATTGGCTTGATGTTTTTCTTTAGCCGCTCATCAGATGTACTGTTTAGATCGCCAGAAACCAAAACATGCGGAGATGAGTTTTTAACTTCTAGCCGCTCTGACCCACCGACAACAACGCGCCACTGATCGGAAGCATGAAACTGCATGTATGTGTTGGTGTCGCCGTGATGAAATATCTGATCACATCCATAGATGTCATAGTTATTCATATCTAGGTGGCGAGCCATTTCCATATAAGTCGGCCCTGTGGTGAAGTTGGATACACCATTGTGGTAGAGCGTAACCCCACCGTTTTCTTGCATTTGAACAGCCCAATCGCCGTTTTCATCATCATAAAAACCACTTGTTGAGCCATCGGTCATAAATGACCAGCGGCCCTCGTTTGAGCTATTGCGAATTTGCAAGCCACCCCAAGTAGAAGTTGCTGATGTAATTTGCAGCAAATCAGCACGGTCTGTGCTTTCCCGTAGCTGAACCTCTGAACCAAGATGAACCTCTGTAACGTCAATCGTGCTATCAAGATTAAGGGTAACAGACCCGCTAGTGCCGCCACCGTTAAGGTTTGTACCAGCCGTTACGCCCGTTATATCACCTACGTTTGACGTATAACCAGCAGCAGCGTGATCGCCCCAGCCATAAGCAGTATTCCAATTGCTTACATTCGCATCAGACGCACCAGTAATCGTGCCGCCAATAAAGTTTCCTGACCCGTTTATGCCTTTGGTAGTACCATCAACAAAGAAGCCACCATCTGACCTAATATATCTTGGAGTATAAATGTTTTTGGCGGTCACTTGGTTAATACGCAGCCACGTTGTATCTTGGCAGCCAATCTCACCCATACGGGTTGTGCCGTTGTAAAACTGAATATGATCGCTGACGTTGTTATCAGCTTTGTAAATTCTAACCTCAGTATCACCGCCTGTGCCATCACCAACATCAAGCCGTGCATTTATTTGCAACTCGCCCGTCATAGTGTCGCCAGTGACATTTACAAAGCGGCTGTCTGCTTCGCTCTCAGTGTAATAGCGCCCATCTAAATTGACTGACGCTAAACCCGTAACATGCCCAAAGCCATCTAGCGTAACGTCTTGAATGACTGTGCCACTACTGTTGTTTACAGAGGCTTGCGTTGATGTATCAGAGTGTGAAATTGTGCGGTTTGAACTAAGCGCCCCGCCACCCGTTAAACCGCTACCAGCCGTAATAGATGTTGAAACATTAAAAGACAGATCAAAGGGATCGCCATCTGAACCTGTGCTGGTATCAGTCCAGTTAATATTGATCCCGCCAGCCTCAACAAATTTCCACTCTTTGCCCTGAGAGATTGTAACTTCTGTGCCATCACCATCCTCAACGACAAAAGTAGTCAATTGATTGGTATTGGTATTCGTAACGGTTTCTGTGGCGCTATTTATTCCAGTAACATGACCATACCCATCTAACGTAATGTCTTGGATATAGGTGCGGCCCGAATTGTTTACAGAACCTTGGCTAGACGTATCTGAGTGATTAAAGGTGATCGTTTCATTTGACGATTGATCGGTTGTAAAATTACCGCCACCAGTTAGCGCACCCCCCGCACTCAAAGTGATCGTGGCATTGTTTGGGATCGTGTTTGTATTGACCACCGTTTCAGTAGCCGTTGCCAGCCCCGTAACATGCCCGTAGGTGTCCAAGGTTATATCTTGGATGTAAGTACGCCCAGAGCCGTTTACTGACGCCTGTGAGGACGTATCCGCGTGGCTGATGGTAACGTCACCAGTGCCGCCACCAGTTAGCCCACCACCCGCTGTGATCGTCTGATCGTTCTTTGCGTTAGCCTCAATGCCGTTCAGCTTTGTATGGTCTGCATCGGTGAAAACATTACTGTCTGTTGCCGCTTCTACCGCCGCTCTAATTTCAGCATTGGTTTGATCGCCAGTTGCGCCAGCTTCTATCCCGTTTAATTTGCTGTGATCGGCATCAGTGAAAACATTACTATCAGATGCGCTTTCTACTAATGATCTTATTTCTGCGGCTGTTTGATCTGCCGTTGCACCGCTTTCAATGCCATCTAGCTTGCTGCCATCACTTGCAACATTGCGGCCATCAACGGTTCCAGAAACAGCCAAATTGCCGGTAACACTTGCGCCCGTAGACGAAACCGTAACCTTGTCAGATCCACCGTGCTGAAGCCTGTTTAGATCATCAGCGACAGCCGTAATAGAAACGGTTGCCTGACCGGCTAAAGTGATCGCGTTATTGCTGTTACTACTTTCTGTCGGGGATCTGGTTAGTGATGTGCCGGTACTGCTATATGTGCCTGTGCCAATCTCAAAATTCGCACCTTCCTCAATAACGTATTGGACAACATCACCATTTGAAACACCCGCCGCTGCGAATGTTTGAAACCCATTGGACGCGGAACCCAAAGTGACAGTTCCGCTTCCAGTAGTGGCGGTTGTCATCTTGGCCCTGTTAAACAATTTAGCCATGATGAGTTACCTTTTTATGTAAGTGTCAGAATGCCGTTTGTGCCGATATCAACGGTAAACGTATCACCATCATTCAACACTAAGCTGGCTCCATAATCATAGTACCCAATGATCGGATCTGCCGGTGATGTAGGCGTATCATTATATACAACAATATATCTAAATGCCGCTACAGTGCCGCCTGATGCTGTCAGTGTCAAATCATCTGCACTTAACTTATATGTGCCAGATGTTTGTGTGCTGGTGACATTAGCCAACGTGCGAGATGACAGGTTTGTGTATGAAATTTCGGTGATGTTTGCCAAAACACCATTGCCATCAGAAACAACATTTGTGCCTGATGTTGGATCGGTATTTGACAAAGCTACCTTTAAAGTGTCGCTGTCAAGATCCATAGCGTTTGCCAAATTTACAACAAAGTCATTGACCTTTGTAAAGCTTGCCATGTTTAGTAACTCCTAATTTGAATACGCCGACCCGCGCCAGCAGTCTTTGCCTTTTCGCTCTCAGCATTTATACCATCTATTGCGCTTTGATACAATGAAGTCCAAACGGCCAACCTTCCATCATCACCCAAAAATGGCGCTGTCTGCATCAATGCTCCGAACAGGTATGCGTCTTGATGCTTTTCCAGAACCCAATTTGATGTGTTGCTGTCACTAAGAGCAGGAATATCTGAATAATAAACCATCTCAAAAGTGTAATCTGCATCGGGTTTCGGGAAAACTTCTATCGTACCGTCTACGATAGCATAATACTTTGGCTTAGAGGTTACGTCATTGGATCTTTCACGGCGTTCCGCTAACTCTCCAATGCCAATCAATTCTAAACGCAATGGATCTGAACCCGTCAGCATTGTTCTAACAGGCTCTAAAAAATCACTAGGTAAGGCTGTGTATTGCGTATCTAATAATGCCGTGCTGCGGCGCTCCATACGCCAGTGACGCACTTTGCGCTGCATATCTGCTTCTGCCAAGGCAATGAATGTATCTAATGACTGCGCAATATCTTGCTTATTTGCGTAAGCTAAGATTGCATCTTGCAACGTGGCATAAGATGTAATTGCCATTTAAAAGCCTTACCCCGCAACAGATGCCAGAGCCGATTGCTGCGCAGCCGCAACATCAGTAGGCGCTGACAAAGAAAATCCTGCCATCTTCATATCATCTAAAGCAAGAGTTTGCTGAGAACGTACCGCTGACATCACTTGCTGGCTCACTGTATTGTTAAATACAGCATAGCGGGCATCATCCATCAAAAATGGCGTTGCATGAAGCAAGCTGGTGTAAAGGTAAATATGCGGGCTATCTGTCAGCAGCCAGTTTGTTGTATTGCTATCAGACAAAACTGGCAGTCTTTGATAGTAATCTAAATCCAAAGATCCAGATGCCGGTGTAGGAGTGACCACTATATCACGGCCAACAATAGCGTAAAATCTAGGGTTTGCAGCATTTCTTGTGCGCGTTCTTCGCAACATTGTAAGCTGCTGCGGCGTAATTTGCTCTAAAGGCTCATCCTCAGATGACGCCACCTGCGCGTAGACAATCTCTAAAGCATCGGCTGGCAATGTGGCGCGGCCACTTGTAATTGCTATAGACGTTGATTGCGTGACCATATCAGCAGAACGCAAAACATCATTCAACGTGCTTTCAGCTAACCGAATAAAATCAGGTATCTTTTGGTCAAGATCGGCGCGGTTCAGCCAATCGCCAATTGCAGTTTGTAACTCTGCGTAAGTTGTGATCGCCATGTAAATCTCCTAAGATTGGCTTACTTTTATCATACTTTGGCTGAGAACCCAAGGTTAAACGCTTTTTGCGTAATATGCGTTTTCTTCTCGCTCAACAACTTTTACTAAATAACGCTTCTGCATTGTGCCGGTAGGTTTTTCCTTCACTACCTCAACGCTTCTATAAAATGGATCACTGCGCATTAAACCCAGCCCCATATCATCAACTTCTATTTCATATTCTGTCATTTTTTTATGCTCTCTAGGTATTCTACCAATGACATCATTTCTTGCCCTAACGGTTGAACCTCTTGCGGGATCACTTCGTTGAATTGAGTATAGACATCTGGCCTGTATTTTCTATTGCTAAGGCCCAAATATTTAGCTTCTTTTGCTAAACTCATTGCCCTGCCTTGCACCATTAGATTTACTTCATACGGTGTAAATTTCTTGTCAAACTCTGCCAACCTGTCCATTACTTCTTCACGCGCTAAAGGCATAAACCTTTTAACATCTTCAGAAACATCGTAGAAGGCTTCTTCATCAGCAGTTGTTTTGTGGATAACTTCACCCAAACCACTTTCGGGCGTATAATTAGATGTTCCAAAATAGGATTGTGGCGGGTAAGGGTCATAAATTACTTCTGGCACTTCACCGTACTTAGATAACCGCGTTCCATAAGCTAACTCACGCTCCATGCCGCGAATATTAGGGTTAGTTAAATGCTGCAATGGATCAATAACTGGCCGCACCTCATCAGAATAATGAAATAAATCAAGCAAGCCTTTTGCTAACTGTGAAGCTTGCCGTAAACCCTTCCGCATTATCTGCCCCACTTCTTGATAATTTCGTCTAACTCATCACGCTCAATGCCTTTTGGCATACCCTGTGGATCTACAGCCCAATCTGGCAGCAAACCAGCCTTCTGATCGGCAAACACTGTATCAGCGCCCAAAGCAGTAGCATTTTGATCTGCAAATGGCCCACTGTTTAACCAGCTATTTTGACCGCGTGTCTCAGTTGTCATGGCCTTTCGGGCTTCTGGACTGAACATTCTGCTATGCTCTAGCCAAGCACGTTCTTCACCTTTTGCTCTAAACTGAGGGTTTCCTGCACCTAAATGACCAAACATATCATGCACAACGCGGAAAGCGTCATTTGCAACAGCATCTTCTTTATCGCCAACTTGACCAACAAAACCAAGTAGAGGGTTGTCTGATGCATCAAACTCACCAGAACCGTAGCCAAAGTCAGTAGGAAATACAGTTAATTCTCTGTTTTCCACAACATCTTGATAACCCATCGCGGGGCTTTTTGCATATGGATCTGTCTGTCCCTCGCGCAGAAACTTAAAATCTATGCCAGTATCTTTAAGCGCCTCATACTGTGCCATTGTTTCATTTTTTAACGCTTCATATGCAGCTTTTACTTCTGGATTATCTGGATCGTGCTTCATGCGCTCATACGCTGCTGCAATGTATTTAGCCCGCCGCTGATCCAATTCTGGATATTCAATATATTCTGGAATATCTATGCCAGCTTCATCCATATATTTGCGAGATGCGCTTTGCACTTCAGCAATCGGCCTAGAAGAAAATCTCCCTGCGTCTGGAATACCCACTGCTGCCGGTCTGCCCTTTTCTGGCAAATTCATAACATCAGGGTTTCCCTCTAATATATCGCCAAGAAGATATGGCCTTGATCGCTTAACCATAGATCCAAATTCACCAGCTTTATCTAATAAACCGGCATATGGCGCGACCATCATTTCAACGGGGCTTTCATCAACCAGCGCGATTAAATCACGACCCATTTTGTCACTTGATTTTTTATCTTGAAAAAATGGAAACCCCTCAGAAAGAGATTGGGCTGTTGATACTGCTGCACCTGTTCCTGATCTAATTGCAGGATCTAACGCCAGAAGTAACTTTGGTAAAGTAAAAACAGGGTTCATAGAAGGTACTTCGTAAGCGTTTACTGCATCACTCAAATCTGATGCCGCTTCTCTCAAATACTGCCTACCGATACTTTCACGCGGATCACGGTATTCTGGCTGTAACGCGCCTCTGTTCTGCAAAAGAAAATCTATAAAACTTGCCATTTTATCTTTCCGACAAATATCTAAACAAACCGCGAGCAAACCCCATTTTTGTTGCGGGACTTACGCCAGAATGCAAAAGGGTCTTTAGCGTTTCCACTCCGACATCAAGATTGCTTTTATCTGGATCTCTAAAATTATCTAATTGATTTCTAAAATAATCTTCGCCCGCCTCTGGCGAAAGATCATACATACTTCCAGCAAACAAACCTTTTTTCGGCCCCATATTTGTCATTTTTGACATCATATAAGTTTCTTGCGGGCCAGCGGGCATTGACTGCAATCTCTCTACAGCGCGTTTTAGTGTGGCTTCACCATACATATGACCTTCAACGCCATCCTCTCTAGGACGATAAGCGTTAAAAGTATCACCTGTTATTTGTGCGTAAAGATCCCTGTAGCTTTCAGCCATCTAGCACTTCCACCTTTTACGCGCAGCCTTGCCCCGCTCACCCGTCCAGCCTTGTGATCTGGCGCAGAAGGATTTTTTGCGAGCCTTCTCTTTCTTTGTTTTTGGGTTGGGCGCAGGAGCCTTGAGATTGCTTCCTGTGGCCTTGTTATACTTTGCTCTACCCTTGGCCGTTAAACCACCGCCACGCTTAACAGACAGTTTTTCTCCGCGCCCTACAGATAAGCTTGGGCCAGACTTTCGGCTTTTAGATTTTGCTTTGGTCATAGTTTAAATGGCCCGCCACGCTCATATAAATCAATAAGTTGAGCGGAATTGGGAGACATTAAAATTTCATTAAACTTTTCTTCTCCTAACTCCTGCAACATTCTATCCATTGTGGCATGGTAATTCGGCCCTGCATCAAGCTGCAATAAAGAAGGTACTGGCTTTGCTTGATAAGGCTCAATAGGTATTCCTTGCGCAGCCTGTGGCGCGGCGTTTACTGGCGGCATAAGCCGATCTATGTTTGGAATACCATCAACACTAGGGTTTGTAAGCTGAGACATCGGCTGTCCAGAATATGCCATGTGCTTTTGAGCGTAATATCTGTTTAAAGCATCACTTCCTTCTTCAAATGGAACTCCTAAATTATCCGCTCTTTCTTTTTCTCTTTCAAAAACATCAGCTACAGCTTCTCTAACATGCTGGCTTCTGTAGTCTAGTGGATGACGGTTCATTGCATTCATTTGCCGACCCGTGCTTTCATAATTTGGAAGGCCCATTGTCTGCATTTGGCGAGCAGTGCTTTCGTAATTTTGAGGCGAAACATTATCCTGAACAGCATTTAAAATACCAGATGGGGCTGGTGTCGGGGCTGGTGGCTCATAAAATCGGCCACCCTCATCGTAATAACCAACGCGCTCGCTTTCATTGCCAGCAAGCATATTAGCTATATTGCCTAAACCACTAAAGCCACCCGCGCCTCTAAAGCCACCACCGCTTGCCTGTGGGCCACCTTGGTCAAACATATCGGTCAGATCACGGTAGCCAATTTCTTCACGCGGCACTAACCCTTCTGTAGCGCCCAATGGCGCAACCTTTGCTACGTTTAAAATATTAGATAAAGGCCCGCCAGCAAAATACGTTCCTTGCTGGTTCATCCCACCACCGTCAAATGCATCTATGTATGCAGGAACATATTTCCCAGCATCATTATAGTAACCAAAGCCACTTTTCTCTGTGCGGCTGGCAGCAATGGCTTTTTGACCCTTAGATGTAGACGGGTCTACCGACTTACCGCCACCCTTCCCGCTACTGCCACTTGATTTTGACGATGCTTTTGACCCGTTATCATCACTACCAAAATTAACAGGCTTTAACCCCTCTGGGCGCTTCTTGGGTCTTTTCATTTTTTCTTACCGCCCTTGCGGCCCTTTTTCTTGTATCCACAACGCATTTTCTATCCCGCCATAGTTTTCATAAGACATTTGCCTGATTTCTTACAAGCGCCCCTAGTCGGACATCCCTTGCAAGGCGTAAAATCTTTTGCAGTCTTAGCTGCATCTTTAAAATCTTTATCTGAAGGAGCGCCAGCCGCACCCTTCTTACGCATTCGCTCACCAGATCCAGCCTTAATGCGTTTTCTTTTATTATGGATATTTTCGTAAAGTGACATAAAAACCCCGCGCAGAGCATATATGCCGCACACTACCACATTAGGCTATGCCGCGCAAATTCCTTCTGATCGGCTCACCCCAATCTTGCTGCGTCTGCTTTCCAACGGCTAAATATCGGAATGCATCTGCGCCATGAGATGTCCAATCATGTAGCGGCCTACCTCGCCAAGTTTTTAATCTCTCATCAAATTCTCTGCGGTATTGCCGCAATGCCTCTATGCCTCTAGCGCAATCTTCTTCATCAAACCAGCATCGTGCAATCATAGACCGTGCAGCTTGTATCCCGTCATCTACAGCAAGCTTTGGAGCTATCGTGATGTCAGATATGCCCAGCGCGTCTAAAGTCTCTATACGGCTCTTTCCTGTGCCAAGCTCCTTTACTTGCACATCGTGCGGCAAAATATGTTCAGAGTAGTGATAACCTTTTTGGCTGAGAACCTTTGCATAATGATCTAAGCCAACCCCGCTGCTTTCATAATAATCTATAATGCGGATCTCTTGTCCTACATATTGAGCAAAGAATATGGCCGTGCTGTCACCTATGCCAAGATCCCATGCCGTTGTAACACCTACGGCTGGATCGTAAGGCACATTTGTCACTCTACCCTCAGAGGTAGCTGTTTTCATTTCTTGCGCGTAATATGCACCTTGGATTGCTGCTTCAAAGCTGCATTCAAACTCTTGCTCATAGCGATCTTCGCCCATTGTGCGTTTAGCTTCTTCAAGCTCATCCTCATCAAGAATATCTGTCTCAGACGCTTTGAACATCCTGCACCACCACTCAGGATGGTTTTTCGCATAGTCATACATTTCCCAAAATTCGTTTTTGCCTTTAGGCGTCCCAATTATTGTGGCGCGACCCTTGCGATCCACGATAGCCGGTCTGATGACTGTGGGCCATGCTGATGCAGGAAAGTCAGCCATTTCATCAAGCACTACCGCATCAAAATACAAACCACGCATAGCGTTGTAATTATCAGCGCCAAATAACCGAAATCTTGCACCATTGGGGAAATCTATCCTAAGCTCGCTGTGATTTACTTTAATATGAGGGATGTCCTGAGTATATTCTAGCGCGTAATCCCAAGCCACCGCTTTTGATTGGCTGAGATACGGGGCGATATAAGCCACCCTGACGTTAGGTAGATCAATGGTTAGCGCATCTCTGATAAGATCATTAACCGCAGCTACAGTCTTACCAAATCGCCTGTGTGCAACCAATACTGCAAACCGCTCTGATCTGTTATGAAAATCTCGCGCTTGTAGCCTTGGAGTGTAGTCAATTTCTATGACTTCCATTTGATGACAAACTCATGCTCGCCCTGTGCGCCAGATCCTGTAACCTGTAATGGCAGAACCTTTCCCATAAGAGCCATGAAAGCGGTTGGGTTTGCTTCTGCTTGCAACTCAAGATAGGCAACCATGCCACGTTTACCACCGGCTAATTCAGCAGCTTCTAAGATAGCATCTTTTAAAAGCTTACTGTTTTTATTCTTAGCGCCTTTGGGTCTACCTTTTCCAGCGGCGGGCGGTTTATTTTTCACTAAGTTAGTGTCGGTTTCAACTTCTGGTTGCATAAGTCCGTCCTTAGAGGGTGCGTCTATATGTTGTGTATAGTATGCTAAGAACCACTAAAAGAAAAGACCCCCCTCGTTGCAGTGCAAAACCTAGCCAGAGGGGGGAAGTAGAGCAGACAGAGGGTATGACGCCCGACTAAAAGTCTATCACGCCTCAAATCGTTTTGCAAAACCTATTGCCTCGCGGTAAGGCAGAAGATCCTGCTCAGTGACCAAGCCACGCTCCACCAGTGCTTCACCCAGCTTACCGTTTACCCAATTGTCACCGACAGCCTCGCCGCGTTTAATTCTCTCAGCATTGATCTTATAAGTATCAGGCTTCCAAGGCCCAGAAGCAACGTCACGGCCACTGGCTTTGTCAAAGCAACTTTTAATAGCTGATGCTATGTCAGATGCTTTAGGCCATGAGCGTGAGGTATGAGCCGCCTTAATCTTCAATGCTGCACGTTCAAACGTACCGGCCAAATGATCTGGCGTAGTGTTGTTTGGGAATAGCTGATTTAAAGCTTTAGCCGTTACATCAATCTCATCCTGCTGCGCTGTCTCACTGCTGCGCAAATGGCTAGGAATTGCATAGCTGCTTAACATTGCTGCCAGATGACGCTTAATCATTTCTACTCTTTGACCATAATCCATTACACTGTCTCCCGCTTTGCTTGCTCAATATTTGTCATAGCTTTTTTATAGCTATCAGATTTCTCACCATGAAGTGATTTAAAGAACCATTCAACCTCTATGCTCTGCCAACCCTTTTCTTCGCACATAGCCAAGGCATCAGATGGCTCACCACCACCGACAAAGATCCACCGTAGTTTCTCAGACAATCTCTTAGCAGCGGTTTCAGTAAGTGGCTTCTTGATGGATTTACGATATGCGATGAAACTGTCAGCAGCTTCTTCGTCAATCAACCAAGTAGATAAAATATCCCTAATATTATTACTTTGTTTTTTAACTGGTTTATTATCTGGTATAGGTTCGCCCTCTGGGGCTGATCCATTTGCCCTCTGGGTCAAATCCACCTGACCTACAGGGCAGTACCATTTTGTCCTATCGTAACCCGACTTATTGAATGTTCCTGAGATGATAAGACCGGCGCTCTCAAGCGTAGACAGTGCGGTTCTAATCTGTTTGCCAGATAAGTATGGAAACAGCTTTTCAAACGCTGCAATGCTGTTGTACGTCCAGTAAGAACCTTCATGCAAATGGCGGTTATTTGCAGCATTTTTCTCTGTCCAGAATAAAATGTTCTGGTAAATGACAGCCGCGTTGACACCTACAGCGCAAGCGATTTCTGGATTGAAAGTGTGATTTGACATAGTAACCCCTTTAATTTTTTGTTCCTATAGTGTATCAGGAGTACCATTGTGTTCTCCGACACTGTTTACCCCTACGAACCGCCAGCATGACCAACCGCGCTGGCGGTTCTATTATTTCTGGCGCTCAAAATAATCTGACAAACGCTCAACTGTTTCATAACGTATTTTGCCAACGCCATTTCGCACATTGTATATAGTCCAGCGCGATAGACCAGTAGCATCTGCTATGGCTTGCACTTGACGATCACCAAGCATCTGCTGGATCTTGTCAAGTCGGTACATTGTACTTGCTTCCATTTTTTTTACTCCAAAAACAATTATGGGGTTGTGCATAGACTACATTGCTGATAGGTACAACCCACAAAATGCAAGTAGGGGTACAAAATGCATAAACATCCAACACCAGTAGAGATCCAAGCTGCTATCGTTAAAGCTATGATTGAGATGGCTGTAAAAGAAAACATCTCAACTCATACTGTAAGCCGCATGATTAAGGCTGTAGAGACAGGCGTTAAAGCTGCAAACTATGACCATGATTTGAAAAAGGAGATAGCAGGATATGCAAGCTAATAAATTTCATCAAGCAATGGATCTTGTTGCTGAATTAAATAAATCCCACGGCGTAAAGCAGCGCGGTGGCAAACAATACACAGAGGTTGCCAAGCGCGTAGAAGCTTTCCGCATGTCATTTGGCGGTGATTACGGCATCACAACTGAGATCGTGCATAACGATGGTAAGACGGTTATCGTGCGGGCTTTGATCGCTGACAAGGATGGTTTTGTTGTTGGATCTGGCCTTGCAGAAGAAATACGCGGATCATCGCACATTACTAAAACGTCTGCTGTAGAGGTGTGCGAAACTTCTGCAATCGGACGGGCGCTTGCCAGCATGGGTTTGCATGGCGGGCAGTATGCATCATCTAATGAGATGGATGGCATCTCTCGCAAGGAAGCAGCACACGCTGAACAGTCTAAACCAGCAATGGAACTAGACACAGATGCCAGAGTAGAAGCATCTATAGAATTTTACAAAAACTGCACTGCGTCAGCTTTTGAGAAGTTTGAGCCAAAATTTAAAAAGCTCATTAACAGCACGGGGCTAACGTCAGAGCAATATGACGCGCTCTTTGATGCAAACAATAACCGCAAATTGGAGTTAGGAATATGAAAGCGATTACTATCGTTGGGCGTCTTACCAAAGACAGTGAAATTCGTGAGAACGCGAAAGGGGGATTTGTCTCCTTTTCTGTCGCAGTTGACGATGGCTGGGGAGAAAACAAAGGAGTGATGTTCTTTGATGTATCCTATAACCGCCCACAATTATCGCAGTATCTTACAAAAGGTACGCAAGTAGCTGTGACAGGCGATTTAAAGACCCGTGAGTACAATGGCAAAACTTTCTTGGGTGTTAGACCATCAGAAGTTAAGCTGCTTGGTGGGCGTTCTGCGGAGCCGGTAAGGTACACCGATCATCAAGCCCCAGCGCCTACAGCGGATCTGGATGACGAAATACCCTTTTAAGGGTTAATCAGGGGGTGGGTAAGGTTTGGCAATGGTGCATAAACTTTACAGGAAGCCCACCCCCACAACCATGTGTTTAGGAGAAAACAATGGAATTTAAAATTGATAAAAAAGTGCCAATGCCGACTGCTGGCCGTGCTGGTAAGTGGCGTGATATTTTGCGTGAAATGAAGAAGGGCCACAGCATTTTATTAGATAAAGGCAATGAAAGAAATGCAATGTGGGCCGCTGCAAAAAACATGGATATTAAAATAATCACCAGAACAGAGGGTGACAAAATCAGAGTTTGGCGAGCAAGTGCCTAAAATTCAAGTACACCTAAAGAGCGGGCAGCTATTGCCCGTTTCTCAATACGATGCACAGCGCATGGAAGATTTTGCTGATGGTCAAGTTTTTAACTTGATACCTACCGGCAAGAGATCCAACCCTCACCACAATCTTTATTGGGCGGCGCTGCGCAACGTATGTAAAGACACTGGCAAATGGCCCACCGAAAAACATCTGCACGATGAGTTAAAATTTGCGTGTGGTTATTACAGCATGAAATACAATGAATTGGCTGAAGAATTTATGCGTATTCCAAGCAGCATTTCGTTTGACCAGATGAGCCAGCAAGACTTTATGAAATATTTTGAAACCGCAATGGAAAAGCTATCGGAGGCTATAGGATATGACCCGTTACACATACAGTGAAGAAAACAAAACCCGCGAAAAAGAATTGGCTGCAATCGTAAAAAAAGAAAAAAACTGCGAATGTGACCTTCAACTCAAATACAGCATTTTTGACGCTGTGGCCTATGATTTCAACACAAGAAAGCCACATGCATTTATTGAGATGCGCGTAGTAAATTATGCGTTTGGAGAATTGCCAGAAATAATGATCCCAATGTCAAAGATAATTTTAGGCCAGCAGCAAACCCAACTTACTGGCGTAAAATCATTGTTCATGGTTTTTTGGTATAAATGCAAATCAGTAACTTTTGTTGATATAAACAATATTGAGTGCAAGCCAGATTATCGGGTTACACCAAAAGGAATGAACCGCACTAACGATCCAAACGAAATAGAAGTTTGCCGATACGTTCCAAGTGAGGCTTTTAAAGTTATGGTTGACAACAGATTTGCAGAATTTCCAGTTGCCTAACTTAGCAAATAAACCACCTTTGGGTTTGAAAAAGCCCAAGGACAAAAAAAGCGTAAAGTTTTTGCGCTGGGTTAGAGAGCAGCCGTGCTGCGTCTGTGAGAGGTTTGGGGAGGTGCAGCAAAGCGCCACCCAAGCCCATCACCCTATCCATGATCGTCACGGCACTGAGAAGCGCCCAGACACAAGTTGTATCCCTTTATGCGAAGGGCATCATCAGGGTCTTTTTGACACATCCAAAATCGCGCTCCATCGTGAGCCAAAGCTGTGGCGCGAAACGTATGGGCCAGATTACAGCTATTCCCATTCAACCGAAATATAGAGAACCGGCCCCCGATCAGGATGACAATACACTTTTCTGGATCTGATGCTGTGAACCTGTTTGTCATCTAACACCACTTTTCCTACAATCCCGTCAACGGCAGCCTTTATAATGTTATCCAAATCAGGCTTGCTCATATGCCGTATGGCTCCATATTCGGCCTCTAGGCGCTTCATCTTGGGCCATGACTTAGGTATGTCCATGAAAGCCACCATATCAACGTGAACGGGCCTGTCTGTCGGTTCTAGCCCGTGCTGCTTCATAGCTGACCATGCTGCTGCTTGAATGCGGGCTTCATACTCTTTTGTCTTTGTCGGGGTATAAGTGTGACCAGTGCGGGTAAAGCGTGGTCTGCCCTTTCCTTGGGGCTGTCCTGACACTTGGATCTCAACTTTATTCATGGCTGGATAATATTTTTTTTAATTTATTTGTCTACCCCCCTTGACTTGTAGGCTATAAGCTACTATATATAATGTATAAGCAACAGGGGCTACGGCCCCGCAACGGCTAGGAGGCCAACATGATGACTACCGACCAAATCAAAACCGCAACTGACGCTGATTTATCTGAGTGGATGGCAAACGCTGTCGCCACACAAAGTTGCACCGGCCACACTAAAGGCCACTTCAATGAAGTTGCAGCAAGCAATTACCGCGATGAGCTAATTGCGCGGGGCCATGACATTCCGACGATTGACTTCTGGGAATGCTTCAGAGGTGCAGATAGCAGCTACCGCGACAAGCTGTTTGAAACAGGAACCTATAACGGCAAAGGTTCATTCTAAAATAAATTGGGGCTTCGGCCCCTTTTTTTATGTTTAGGGGTTGCAATGTAGGCTATAGTCCCCTATATATAATTTATAAGCAACAAGGAGATGACCTTATGGAAAACGCAATGAACAACTTACTGGCCGCAATCAAATCTGATTACAGAAAATGGCATGGCCCCAACCCATGTGTTGTAAAAACCGATATGATCGCTGAGTTTGAAGATGGCCTGTCTTATAAGGTTGGCCCAAAGTATATCAAAATCACTACTAAAACCCGAAATCAAGAAATGGTCTGGGGTTTTGTGATGAAGGCAGATGACGCCAAGTTTCAAGCCGGTGACATTCTCAAGCCCGCCGGTTGGTCAGCGCCAGCCCGCAACAAAGCGCGTGGCAACATTTTCGGTGACTATAAAATTCAATGGACAGGCCCAAACTACTTGGTCTGATAATCAGGGGGCTACGGCCCCCACTACAGCGACAGGAGAACGCTATGAAACTTTATACGAACAACAAAGGCGAATGGGCTGGCACTCAAGCTGAAGCTCGCAAGCGCTTTAAAAATGATATGAGAATTATTGAGGTTCCAACCGACAAGCCAAGCTTGCTGGCATTCCTCAACGAACATCAAGTTGGCTCATTTGATGTCCTTGTCAATAATGCAGCCGATGGGTTATTTTCCGATATAATGGGTGGCAATCCTTTAGACAGCTTCCCAGATGCACCCTTAAAATTTAAGATGAGCCACGGCCCTGATGGTGATGTACGCCTGACAAGGCAGAACCCAGACAGCCACCCGCACCGCTGGGATACTATCCGCGAATGTGCTGAGAAAGCATCCTTCAAGGATCTAGGCGTTGCTCTGGCCGTGCTGATGAACCGGCTGGATGAGGTGGCCGATCAAGTCTCATAAGTCTATACCCAAGAGTTTGCTATTAACCTAAATTGGTTTTTAGCAAACTTTTTTACTTGCAATGTAGTCTGCAATCTCTATAATAGCATCTGTAAGCAACAAGGAGAATAAAATGGCATACGATCCGACACACGAATATGAGCATAATTATCACCCAGCCATTCAAGCTCGCAAGCTGGCAAACGCCGCTCACACAAAGCGCGTCAACTGGATTGCATCTGATGATCGCGCTCAAGAGATTATTGATTTCTTGGATGATTACAGCCCAGAAGGCGAAGGGTTTTTCTCAGCCGTTAAGAAGGGCATTCAAAGCTTTGGTCAGCCTACACCTAACATGCGCAATGCTATTGTAAAAACGCTGGATAAACGCGCCGCTCAAAAAGCAGAATGGGCTGAGAGAGACAGCAAGTGCGAATTTGTTGGCACGGTAGGCGAGCGTCAAGCTTTTTCTCTCAAGGTTATTATAATTGTAGAGTTAGAAAGCATGTATGGATCTTCGTACCTTCATGTATGCCGTGACGATAATCAAAATATTATTATTTACAAAGGCTCACAATATTGGGGCAGCGGCGCTGAAGTAACTTGCACGGCCAAGGTCAAAGACCATGAAGTGCGCGAAGGCATTAAGCAAACCATCATCCAGCGTCCCACCAAAGTTAAAGTAAACGGGGAGAATTACTAATGACTTGCAAAGAATGTAAAGGCACTGGCCTTATAAGCTACTCACACCAGCACAACCCGTTTGATGACAGTGTGACGATTACAGAGGCTTGTGACTGCCACACAGGCCCAACCGATTATGACGTTAGTATGCATAACGCACGGCTTAAATCTGCCTACCTCTATGGCACATATGATGAGATCGTAGAGATCGTTAAAAGCATCAAACACGCTCCAACGCGCAACCAGCTATGTCGCAGCTATGGAGTTATCAATGACTAATTGGGTGCAAGACATCATCATCACTGCGGCGATTGCTGCGGTGGTGCTAGGCTGGATCTTTGGCGTTAGCATGGGGTGGATGTAATGTCATATAACATAAGCTATCGCGGCCCATATTATGTTTACGCCCTTATGAGCGATACGAATGAGTATTTATATATTGGCAGAACCAGAGATATTCATCAACGCATTGCTCAACACAAAGGCACAAAGCATTGGTTTCCAGAAGTTAAGGAAGTTTGGTGTCAGGAAATTTTTACTGAAGAATATTTGGATGTAAATGAACATGAGCGCACTTTGATTGAGTATTTTAAGCCAAAATACAACAAGACCGCTCACAAACAGCCAAAACTAGAAACGCCGCCGATTTATGAATGCGAGTTTGTTTATGTGCAGGAGTGTGTCGCATGACTTTATCTGAACCTGTTTTCATGGCATTTGTCATTTTCTCATCACCAGATGAATGCAAAGCGTTTTCTGAGCATTATAATCTTGAGCGCCTTTTTCAGCCTCAATGCGTAGAGATGGGCGGTGAAGCAGATTACCGCCGCCCTATCCCAAACATCAAACCACGGCCACGGCCAGAACAAGGAGAGCAAAATGGATAAATTTATGCATTACGTTTGCGACAGATTAGAAGCCATGATGAGAAATTCAGCAGAGCATGGGCCAGTAATTAATAAACTTACGAATAAAAGGGAAAAGTTTGTTTCGGTAGATGTGATTGACGAATTTGTACAGGAGATAATTCTAAATATTGGCGTCAACCAAAGGATAGAAAGAAA